CAGGCCGAAGGCGATATCCGGGCACCAGCCGTTGCGGTCGCAAGCCTGCTGCCAGACGTGGCCCGGCACGCGCATCGTGCCGGCGGGCGTCGGCTCGGCCAGCCGCCAGAACCACTGCCAGATCTCGGCTTCCCAGCGCAGCGGTGGCGGCAGGTCGGCCTTGCCGGGCTTCACCTTCACCAGCCGCAGTGTCTCCAGCGCGTGCGGGCCGCCGGCGTTTACCCAGCCGGCGCACGCGCGGAGTCGTTTCCCGCGTCTTCCTCGGCTTGGCTCAGGTGAATGCTCAGCCCGGTCACGGCGTTGACCACGAACGCGGCAACCGGGTCGATCTCCATCAGCTGCGCGCGCGCTCCCGGCGTGAACGGTACTGACGCCTGCTGGCCTGCCTCATCGATGCCGACCACCCCCTTCCATCCGTGCAGGCACTCGGCGGCTACCAGCTGGCAGTACTTGGCCTGGTCGAAGAACTCGGCTTTCTTCTTGTTGCCGCCCTTGGTCGGCAGGATCACGCACTGCTCGGTGAGCACGGCACGCCGCGACGCCGGCAGCGGGCTCAGCAACAGCTGCACGCCCTCCTGGCCGGGCAGGTCAATCCAGGTGCGGCGCTGGTTGAGAATCAGCATGAGGCGGGCTCCGGTTACGGGTAGGCGGGCACATCGTTGACCAGCGTCACCGTCACCGCGGCCGCACCGGTCACGTGATGCGCGCGCCACGGCAGGCCTTCCACCACCAGACCCTTGCTGGTGTTGATCTGCAGCTTCGGCCGATCGAACTCGATGTTCTGGATCGTGGTGGTCATGCTGCGCGTGCCGCTGCTGTCGCCCTGAACGATCACCAGCTTCTTGCTGGCGTGCCCCAGCGCGTGGTCGAACAGCGTGCCGTTCTCCAGCAGACCGCCGATCGTGCCCGTCACGGACGGCTGCCCCAGCGTGACCACGCCAGTGCCTTCCTGGCCATCGGCCAGGCTGTACGGCGTGAGGTCGTTGGACCACTGGATCGTGCAGGCGCTGATCTTGCCCAGCGTGTTGCCGGCGCCGGCAACGTCGTAGATCGTGGCGCGCTTGGTGCAGGTCTGGCGTTTGGCCTGCCGGGCAGACGGCGTGCTGTCCAGCGGCGTGGTCGGCTGCGGCTTCACTTCCACCGCGCCCATCAGCTGCGCGCTGAAGCTCTGCGCGTTCGCCATCACATCCCAGCTGATGGTGTTGAGCATGATGCCCAGGTAGCGCTGCAGGCGGGTATCTCCGCCTTCGCCAACGGCCACCTCGAACCAGGCGCTTGGGCGCTCGGCCAGGTTCAGCGTGAACGTGTGCGTGTACAGCGGCCCCGGGCCGCTGGTCACCGGCGCACCGAGCAGCAGCTTCAGCCAGACGCCGATCTCGTTCAGACAGATGATCGCGTTGACCGTGGCGCTGGCCGTGCTGTCCATCTCCGTGCGCTTTTCGGCGAGCGGGTTGGCGTTGATGGTGGGGTCATCCTCCAGCACCGCCTCTTGCCCGATCTCCATCGTGCTGAACTTCAGCACCTGCTCTTGCGGAGTGGTGCCAGGGTTACGGTAGCTGGCTTCGAAACCGGCTCTCAGGGTGGCCGTGCGGCCGTGCAGGACAGTCATGTCAGGACTCCAGTTGCCAGTACAACGGTGATCAATCCAGTTCCGCGTATTGCAGAACCACGAACAGCCAGCCGGTAGGCACCGCCGCCTGGCTGCTGAAATCGGCATTCAGCACGGCCAGCGGGCACAGCCCGGCGCCCGGGGCGCGCACGAATGCGCGGATCTCGTCCAGCAGCGCCCACTCCGCGGCTTCCACGTCCTCGCCGCTGGCTTTTTCGCTCAGCTCGAACTCGGCCAGCAGCGCAATGCGCACCTTCCCGGCCACGTCGAAGTACGCGTCCGGCGCGTCCAGATCGGTGATCGCAGTGGATGCCAGCGTCACCACGCCGCGCCGCCGGTCCTGCGTCGGCCGCTGCGCGAAGTCGCCGGCCGATCGCGTCACCAGCCGCCCGGGCATCGCCGCCTGCAGGCGCTCGCGCAGTAGCACCATCGTGTCGTTGCTGGCCATCAGCCGAGCCCCGCTTCGGTGATGCCGCGCTGCATGGCCTTTTCAACCAGATCCGCGATGCGGCGGGCGTTCGCCGGCGTGTTCGCAGGTTCCAGATACGGCTGCGGCCGTGTGCCCTTGCGGGCGATCGAGCGGCTGATCAGCCAGCTCAGCCGTTCCGCGCTGACGCCAGGCCGCGGCTGAATCCCCTTGCGGGCGATCCACGACGCGATGTTGGCGCGGCCCTGCGGGCTCAGATTCTGTTTGCCGCTGGCGCGCCGCTGCGGACCCTGCAGGCCGGTGCCGCGCTCGACGAACACACCGTGCGCAGCGCGGCTGTTCACCTGGTGCAGCAGCTGCTGCAGGCGCCCGGTCTGAATGTTCCGGTGCAGCGTGCCGTCCGCTTTCGGCGCCGCCCGGACGGCCTCGCGCTGGATCAGCAGCGCACCGGCAGCCAGAGCGCCGTCGACGTACTTCAGCACCAGGTCGCTTTTCGCCAGCGCGTCCTGAACGCCCTTGACGTCGATCCGCAAGGTGACGCTCATGACTGGAAGCCCTCGCGCACCATCCGCTCCCAGTCCCGGAAGATCTGGTCGGCCAGTGCGGCCGGCGTGCCGTTGCGGGTCTGGCTCAACGACGGGTCACGCGTGGTGAACGGCTTGTGGGCGTTGCGCACGGCCAGGGCGCGCAGGCTTTCCACTTGGGCGCGCATCACCAGCTGCGGCAGATCTTCCGGCCAGAACGTGGTGTCGCCGGCCACGTCGCTCAGCACATGCGCCACCACCGCCGTGTAGCGGTAGCGGCTACCGAACACGCTGATCAGCCGCGCGCTCGGTGCCGGCGAAAACCGCCACACGCGGCCTCCGGCGCTGTCGCGGATCAGTGTTGGGATCGGCACCTGATCAAGATGGCGCGGGTCGTAGGGATCAAGCGCGTTGTTGGCGTCGACGAAATCGGACAGATGAAAGCGCAGCGCCCCGGGCGGGGCCGGGTAGTCCTGCTGGCCAGCCACCAGCTGCAGCTCCCAAGCTTCGATGCGCGGCCGCACCCGGTTGTAGTCGGTCACGGCGGTAGCCAGGTGCGCGTACAGCGCCGTCTGCTGCTCAGGGCTGCCGTCTTCGCCGAAGATCAGCCGCGCATCCGTCAGCGTGTCCGCCAGCAAGGCCCGCGCGCCTTCGCGGCGGAAGCTCACGGCTGCACCACGTGCATCGGCACGTTCAGTTCGGTGAGCGCGTTCATCCATTCGGTGATCGTCATCTCGCCGTCGATCACCTTCTGCGCGTCCGGCAACTTGCCCCGGAAGCGGTGGTCCTGCTGCAGCAGCATGGCCATCGTCAGCAGGCAGGCATTGCTGCGGTTCAGCTCTTCGCGCAGCTCGCCGCGCTCCCGCATCGATTGCAGTAGCAGCCAACAGCACAGCAGCACGGCCAGCAGCAGCAGCGCCAGCATCAGCATCACCGGCTCTTTCAGCGCCTCCGCGAACAGTAGCAGCCAGTTCCTGACCTGCTCCGATGACACCGTCAGGCCACCGAGCACGGCAAGCACCGTGGCCGCGAATGAAGGCGGGATTGGCTTCTTCATGCGCTATGCCCCCAGACCAGGCGCTGGTAGATCACTTCGATCCCGCCAGAGTGGGTCGTGTTGTCGTCTTGGATGTAGTTGCCGGCCTTGAAGTAGTTCGTGCCGCCATCCCAGCTGCTATCGAACTGGTACACGTGCAGCGTCTGCACGTCGGCTGGATCGGCGCCGAAGGGGAACACGTTGCCGACCGGTACCGCCGGCACCGGATGCGCCACGCGCAAGGTCAGCAGGCCGTTGACCACGCGGCAGTCGTAGGCAAACGAAGCACCGAGCGGAATGGTGATCGAGGCGCTGGTTTCGGTCGGCGCGCCGCTGTCCGGCGTGGTGCGCACGATGTTGTAGAGCGTCACCGTGGTGGCGCTTGGGGTCGCCTTGCGGATCACCGAGATCACCGGCAAGCCGGTGCTCGGCACCTTGCCGTGGATCTGATTCCACACGGTGCGGCTCTGCCCGGTGCCGTTCAGCGGCGTGCAGAAACGCGTGACGCGCAGCACGCCGCTTTGCCAATGCGTGCCGGTGCGGATGTCCCAGTCACCGGTATCGCCACCGAGCACGCGCTGCTCTCGGCCTTCGCAGCGCGGGTGCGGGGTCGGGTCGGTCGGGCTGCCGCCGTTGGCGTCGACCGGGCACCACATCCAGGTTTCGCCCGGGGCGATCGGCACGCCGCTGATCGGTGACACATTGAAGCTGCTGCTGCCCCAGCGCAGGTACGGATCAGCCAGGCTCGGCGGCGCGGCCGTGTTCTGCAGCTGCAGATACGTGAGGTTGATCGGGTTGCCAGTGGCCGGTGGTGCGACCGCCGCGATCGGTAGCGCCAGCGAGCCGTAGGCTGACCAGTCGATCGCGCTCACGGCCTGCGGCGCGTCGAGGCGAAGGGTTGGCAGGAAGAACATCAGGCGTCGACCCAGACCAGGTCGGAGAACTCGACATACGCCGTGGTCGACGCGGCACCGGCCAGAGTCGGCGTGATCGTCCATTCGGCGCCGGTGTCGATCGCGATGTCGAGGGTGTACGTGTCGCTGGTCGTGTGGCCCATGCCGGTGCCGCCGGAAGCGGCACCACTGCGCCGCTGCGCAGTCAGTGATCCCTTGTTCCAGAACCGCGTGTTCGGGTGTGCATACAGCTGGCCGGTGGTCGACACGTAGATCGAGGCCGAACCGCTCTTGATGCGGTACACGTTGTCGGCAACCGCGGCCGGCCAGCGCGCCTGTGAGCGATGCTCGAACAGCGACGAAGGCGTGGCGAGGCCCGCCGGGATCGTCATCACCCGATCGGTCGCGGTCACTTCGGCCGTTGCGGTGCCAGGCGTGGTGACATTCGCCGAGGGTTCTGTCCAGTGGTACAGCAACTGGGACCCGCCGAACGGCACCCACTTGCTCCCGGTCGAGATCATCTGCACGAACTCGACGTTGCCGATGCCGGTGACCAGGATCACGCGGCCCCGGTTGGCCGGCGTAGCGGGCGGCCGCGTCGCCATCGTGAAGATGCCAAGCGGGGCATTGCTGGCTTCCAAGGCGGCTACGGCGCGTGCATCCGTGAAGTACTTGTTGGCTGCGCCTTCCGGCAACCCGTCCGTGTTGGCCAGCGCCCGGATATCCACCGCGCTGGCCAGCACGGTGGTGAAGCCGGTTGCAGACAGATACACGCCCGTTGTCGGCTTGGTGCCGCTGCCGCCGGTCCAGTCCGTCACCTGCAGCACGCGGCGCGCACTGTCGGTGACGACCGCGAGGATGGGTGTCCAGGCGCTGGCGCCGTTCGTCCCGTTGGTTCCAGCGGTCCCCGCCGTGCCGCGGATGTCGATAGCGTCGGCGAGCACCGCCGTCAGCCCGGCCGCGCCAACGTACTGTCCGGTAGTCGGCTTGGTGCCGCTGCCGCCGGTCCAGTCAGTGACCTGCAGCACGCGGCGCGCGCCGTCGGCGACCACGGCCAGGAGCGGTACCCAGCCGTTGGTGCCGTTTGTGCCGTTGGTCCCGGAAGTGCCGGCAGCGCCGCGCAGATCGATTGCTTCCGCAAGCACGGCCGTCAGGCCGGCCGCTCCGACGTACTGCCCGGCGGTCGGCTTGGTGCCGCTGCCGCCGGTCCAGTCAGTGACCTGCAGAACGCGGCGCGCGCCGTCGGCGACCACCGCTAGCAGCGGGGCCCAGCCATTGGTGCCGTTCGTGCCGGCGGCGCCAGTGCCGCCACGAATGTCGATCGCCTCGGCGAGCACCGACGTCAGCCCGGCCGCACCGACGTAGTGCCCCGTGGTCGGCTTGGTACCGGTGCCGCCGGTCCACTCCGTCACCTGCAGCACGCGGCGCGCGCCGTCGGCCACCACCGCGAGGAGCGGCGCCCAACCGTTCGTGCCGTTGGTCCCATTCGTGCCGGCGGCGCCTGCTGCGCCGGGAGTGCCACGCACGTCGAGCGCATCGGCGAGCACGGCCGTCAGGCCGGCCGGGCCGATGTACTGTCCGATCGGTGGCTTGGTTCCGCCTCCGCCGATCCAGTCGGCTACGCGCATCACCCGGCGCTCGCCATCGGCGGCAATCGCGAAGATTGGCGACCAGCCATCGGTGCCGTCGTCAACGCCGGCGCGCAGGTATTCCAGCCATTCCGCTTCGGTCCCTTCGAAGCCGTTTTGGACGGCAATTTCAAAGGCGCTGTAGCCGCGGAGAACGGCGCCGAAGCGCTGGACGACAATGTTCACTTCATTGGCCACGTTGGACGTCTCCGGTGATCGTTAATGGGTGGCTGTGCTCATGCGGCAATCAGCGGCGATGTGTTCATCGTGGATCGAGGTCACGTGGTCACGATCCGCTGCGTGCTGCAGCGCTGGAGAGTTCCAACAGCAGAGGCAGTTCGTCGCTCGGCATGTACACGCGGGCGGACCCGTCTGGCTGCGTCATTGCGATAACGGCGTGAGATGGCCGCTTGCTGATGTGGTCGATGATGACCATGGGTCACTCCACCCAGACGTACATATACGGCGACGACGGCAGGGCTACCGGCGACGCGCCCTGCTGAACTTCGACGCTCAGGAACATCGGTGTCGTGTCGAGGCTGGCGACGGAGACGCCGGCGCTGCGCGATGTTGAACTCGCACTTTGAGAATCCAAGCCGTTGATCGCGCCGTTATTTGGACGGTTGGAGATGAGCGTCGATGAAATCGGTGAGAAGCCCCAGCGCTGGTTGAACTGAAGCAGAGTCGCGCCCCATCCAACCGTATCGATAGTTGCATCGGATGTATTTCCAGACGGACCGAGCAGCGCCCGCACGCTTCCGCCGGCGGGGTCTGCGACATTGCGGTCAAAGCCGGCAGATACGTTCACAAGCCGTACGCCGGCGAGCGGCCCCGCCTCAAACTGCGAGGAGCGAATCACCCTGCGATTTGCATCTGCGGACGCGAGTTGCACCAGTGCGTTGCTGCTGAACACAAGCTGCCGGCCCGCAGGGCGAAACAAAGTGCCGGTCCAGACCCAGATCGTGCCGTGCGTGCCATTTGTACACACCGGCTGGCGCACGCCGTAGCGCCGTCCGACAACACGGCGGCCAACCGGGATCGCCTGTAGTGCGGCCCATGTTGCGACGGAGACGTCCGGCGGCAGGCCGTCCGCGTCAAGCGTCGCGACAGCGGGCGGGTCCACGTAATTGATCGGTACATCGCTCTGCACCGCTTCGCCCTGATACACCAGCTTGCTGCCGACATACGTGGGGCCCTTGGCAGTGATGGGGTGGACGTATTCAGGCACGGGCAACATCTCCAGTAATCGTCAGCGGGCCGCGCAGCCAGGTGCGAACGCGGCCATTTGCTTCGGTGATTTCCAGCTCGCAGGTGTAGCGGCCGGGCACCGTGGCGCCGGTGATCTCCGGTGACAGCTCGCGCAGCAAAACGCAGCCATCGGTTACAAGCGCCGTGTTGTTGCCGGTGGACCATGCGAGCACCACGGCATCGGTGTCGGGATCACGGGCTTGGCACAGGACGGAAGTACCGGCAGCCGCAAAGGCCACTTGATCGTTGAAGCTGATCGCAATGCCGATCGGCCAGGTCGAATCGCCGCGCAGGATCGTTCCGAAGTCGAAGAACACCGGTGTAGGGTTGCTCCCGATATCGCCGGGCTGGGTAGCACTGGCCACCAGGTCACCCATAACGGTGATCGGGCCTCGCAGCCATGTCCGACGTCGGCCGGATGCCTCGGTGATTTCCAGCTCCGCCTGATACCGATCCGGGCTCAGCGATGCTGTTGCAGCCGGGATCCGCTCTCGCAGTAACGCGCCGCCGTCAATCAGCCACAGCGTGTCCGCGGCGGTCGACCATTCAAGCAACAGCGTTCCGGTCAGTGGGTCGCGCACTTGGCATACCGCGCTGGCACCAACCGCACTGAATGCAGGTGCCGCGTCTTCGCTCATCGCAATGGCCAGCGGCGGCGTCGAATCGCCGCGATGCAGCGCACCGAAGTCGTAGTACGCCGGCAGAACCGAGCTCATCGCGCGGCCCTGCAGCGGTAGCAAACCGACATGCCGGCGCCGGCCATGGCTCAGCTGTCGCTGGCGCGACGCTTGAGGGTTTCGGCGCCGATCTTCTCGATCAGCGTCAGCCGGGGCTGCGCGGACTTCTGCTCGATCTCGGTCAGCGCCTCGAGTTCGCTCAGGCTCAGCAGCGGCAGCTCGGGTTCGATCTCCTTGATCGTGCCGGCCTGAAGCGCGTGCAGATCGCGCGCCGCAGAACTGCCGATGCCGGCATCGGCCGCCTCATCCATCGGCGCATCGGTCAGCACGGTTTCGCCCGGATACACCAGCTTGCTGCCAACGAACGTCGGGCCCTTGGCACTCATCGGATGGGTGTAGCTGTTCATGTCACTCCGCCTCGAAAAGATCGGGGCGGTTGCCCGCCCCAGTGGGTGCTGCGAGGAGCCGGGATCAGATCGCCGCGCGGGCGTTGGCGGAATAGACGATCACGCTGGTCAGGCGATTGCGGAGCGGCACCGGCACATGGATGGTGCTGAGCTCCGTGCCGTAAGCCTGCTTCTCGCCAGTGGGGCGCATCGTGGCTGGGTCCATCACTTCGAACGGCGTGCCGGTAACGAACGGCTTGGCGATGCCGTAGCTGCAGGTCATCGCTTCGCCCATCAGGATTCGGCTTTCGCCGATGTCGATGCCGGGCTGATTGGTGCCGAACGCCGGCAGGCCCTTCACCGTGGCGAGATCGCCGACCACATCGAGGTTGGTGCCGTCCTTCTGCTGGTTGCGCTCGAACTGCGTGGCCTCGGTGATCATGTTGTGCAGCGTCGAGGCGCAGACCATGAACTGCGCACTGACGAAGCGCTCCTGACTCAGGATCGCCTTGCGGCGGCCGATGATGTCCAGCAGCGTGTTCGCGTGGTTGCGGAAGTCCGCAACGCCAGCCGGGATATCCAGATCGAACAGGCTGCGGTTGGTGCTGTTGGAGTAGCTGATGACCACCGCGGTGGTGCTGGCCAGCGTCTGCACCACGCCCGCCTGGTTGACGATCTGGAAGTAGCCCAGATTCCAATCAATGAAGCGCCAGTAGTTGCCCGCCGCCTGAGCGCCGGTGCCGTCCCACATCGGCCGTGCAG